GGCCTGCTCCATGTCCTGCCGCAGGCGGGCGACGTCTGCCGCCATTTCGATGGTGATGCCGCCGATGTTCATGGCTGTTGTGCCTGCTTTGTGGCTGCCCGGTTGCGCTGCACGGTGGAGAGGTAGGCGCTGTCCATCAGCAGCAGGGTGTCAAGTTCCCAGCCAGTGAGGGGCACGCGGTAGAGCTGGCACCAGGCCTGCACGTCCACCAGCGCGAAGGGCTGGGCGTCCATGCCACTGCGGCGCCGGGCGCACAGCTCGATGAAGGCCTGCCACACGGCCTGGCCGAGGCGCGGCACTTCGGCGAGCAGCCGCTCGTCGGCCCGCCGGGTGCTGGCGTACAGGCGCTGCAGGTGCTGGCGGGTGCTGGCACCGTCGCCCTCACGCTTGGCCAGGTCGGCTTCACGCTCCGCCGCCTCGATCAGGCCGCGGCGGAGCTCCGCGTAAAACGGTCGCGTTCATTCAACGCGGCGGCCACCTGGGCGCGCAGCCACTGGCGCTTGGGGTCCACGTACAGCGCGCGCGCGGCGGCGGCGCTGTAGGGCACGCGGGCGCCCTCCCAGCCCAGGGTGTTGGCCACCAGCTCGTCGGTCTCGTCTTCGTAGTCGTCGGCCGGGTCGCTGACGGGCATCTTCCCCAGCTTGGCAAATTCCGTGCGGAACTTGCGCTGCCGCACGAAGGCGCGCTTCTTGCGCTCCGGGTGCTCGGGGCCGGCCAGGGTGATGGTCATGCCGGTGGGCAGACCGTCTGGCGTCTTGATGCGCAGGTCGGCGGTGCTGACGTCTTCGAAGGCGTCGAAGTCGAAGCCGGCGGCGGGGGTGGCGCTGGGGGTGGGCGTGGGGTCGGTCATGGGGCGGTGGGCTCCTGGGGGGTTGGGGTGGGTGAAGTGGCAAGTGCGACGCGCTGGCCAATCAAGCCTGCGAGTCCTGCACCACCAGCGTGGTCTTCTCGGTGCTGATGCCGGTGCCGCCGGCACTGTTGAGCAGCGCGGTGAAGGGGATGGTCTGCACCAGGCCGCCGTCGGGGTCGCTCTTGGCGGCGCCGCCCAGCTTCAGGCGGGGGATGACGAACGAGATGAAGTCGGCCGTGGCGGTGTTGTCGCTGGTAAAGACGCCGATCAGGTCGAGCTCGGTCTCGGCGAAGAAGGCGTCGCGCAGGGTCACGCTGTCGAAGTAGGCCGTGGCCTGGCCGGTCACCTTCACCTTGCCCGCGAACTGGAAGGGGATGGTGTTGCTGCCCACCACCGGGTCGCCGCTGTAGGCGGGGGTGATTTCGAGCGTCAGCCCGGTGAGCGCGGCCACCGCGGCACCGCCCATGCGCAGCACGCCGTTCACGGCGGCGAGCGTCGTGGTGGTGGTCACCGAGGTGGGGGTGGTGAAGTACTGGCTGGTCAGCGCCACGGCGGTGCGCTTGGCGGTGGTGTCGGCCACGTCCTGGCCCATCAGGTCGAAGTCGACCGTGGCCAGGCCGGTGGGCGGCAGGCCCAGGCTCACCTTGCCGCACTTCACGCCGAGGAACAGTTCGCTCTGCACCAGGTCGCTGTACCAGTGCTCGATGGACATGCTCTTGTCCGTGTGGCCGGTCTGCGGGGTGAAGGTCTTCTTGCCCACCACCGTGACGGTGCAGCTGGCAATGGGGCCTTCAGCCGTCATGGCCGTGGCGTTGAGCACCACCACGGTGGCGATGGTGGCCGTCAGGCCGGTGATGAGCAGGTTCTTGTTGATGTTGTTGGCGTTGAGCGTGCCGACGGTCAGGCGGATTACGTCGCCGACCTTCACGCCGTCGGTCAGGAACGAGCCCGCGGCGCGCGTGACGGTGTAGGGCCCGCTGCCGGCAATGGTCAGGCTGGCACCGGTGATGGCGGTGACGGCCGCGAAGTCGCGCTTGAGCGCCATCGCGAAGAAGTCTTTGTACGTGCCGGCCGAGAGCTCGCCGCCGAGCTTGCCGCTGACGCGGCGCACGCCGTGGCGGTAGTCGGCCATCTGGAAGTCGGTGCGCTTCTCGTTGGACTCGTAGGTGTCCTTGTTGAGGTCGAGCGTGCTCTCCACACGGCGCAGGCTCTGGCCGCTGGCCTGGCCGGCTGCGGTGCCGTAGGTGGTTTCGATCTTGTAGGAAACTTGCTTGAAAAGGCCGCTGGCGGGATTGGGCATGGTGGGCTCCTAGGGTTCCTGGAAAATGACGACAAAGTCCACGGACTGAATGCAGACGCTGCGGTCGTCGTCGCGCAGGTCAGGCCCGATAAGTTCGCGCACCACCGAGGTGACGCGCACGCCGGCAATCACGCCGCGTTGGTAGTTGCAGGCGGCCACCACGGCGGCCACCAGGGTTTTCAGTTGGGCATAGGTGGCAGCCATGCAGGTGACCTGCAGGCGCCCGCGCATCAGCCCGTAGGCGGCCGCGGCGTCCAGCGTCTGCAGCGGCACGCTGCTGATGCTGGTGAGCACCAGGGCCGGCCAGGCGCAGCCCTGCGGCAGAACGCCCGGGTAGGCCCGGTCACTGACGAGGGTTGTCACCGGGCTGGCTGCCATCAGCAGCGACCGGATCACGGCTTCGGCGTACATGCTCAGCCTTCGGTGTCTGCCGCGTCGGCCTCGTCGGCCGCCAGCTCGATGTCTGCCGTGTCCAGGCCCTGCTTGGTGAGCCGCTTCTTGATCTGCTGGGCGAAGGCCATCACCGCCGCCTGGGCTGCACCGTCCAGCGCGGGGCGCATGAAGGGCTGCATGGCGGCGCCGGGGTGGTCTACGCCCTCACGCAGCTGGCCGCCGAAGGCCAGGCTCTCTGCGTCCTTGGTGGCGATGTGGTGCGCACCGGTGCCGAACTCGACAAAGTGCGCATGCGGCGCCCGCTTGCCGCCGGCGCGGATGGTGGCCGTGGGCTTGCCCTGCACCAGGCGCACGCTCACGCGGATGCTGTCGCGCAGCTTGCCGGTGCGCACGGGCACCTGGCGCTTGGCCTCGGCCTGCAGCACCTTGGCGCCGGCACGCAGGCCGCTGCGCACGATGTTGCGCTCGATCTTGGCGGGCAGCTCGTCGAGCAGCTTGCCCAGCTCGGCCATGCCTTTGATCTTGACGTCAAGCATCACTGGTCTCGGTGCAGGCGATGTCAAGGAACTGCCGGCGGCCTACTTCGGCTAGGCCGTCGATGCGCCAGACACGCGAGCCGAACACTACGCGCCAGGTAGGCAGCACGTCGGAGCGGTAGCGGATGCGCACGGCAATCTTGCGGCTGGCCACGCGCTGTTCTGCCTGCGTGGATTCAGGCGCCAGCGCCTCGGCAACGCGGGCCCACAGCGTGGCCGATGTGCTGTAGCTGATGGCTTCATCGCCGAAGGTGCTGCCGCGCGTGACGGTCGGCGCCTGGAGCTGGACACGGCGGTCCAGCTGGCCCGCGTCGACCAGGGTGTGCATCTGCATGGCGAGACTCAGCTCAAGCCGTAGACGATGTGCGGGTCAAGCAGGCTGTCGACGAAGCGCGAGGGGATCTCGCTCAGCTTGCCGGTGAGGTCGACCGCGGCGCGCTGTTCGAAGAGCATGGCGATGGTCAGCAGCATCCAGGCGCGCAGGTCGGAGGGCACGGCGCTGCCGGCGGCACCATAGCCGGCCACCATCGTGACGGTGACAGCGTTGGGCCGGTCGTCGGCGGTGGGCCAGTCGGTGCCAGGCGTCGGGGTCAGCCGGGCGACGGCGCGGCCGGTGTCCAGCACATAGGCGCCCGAGCTCAGCGTCTGCGTGGCACCGGCGGTGTCGACATAGGTCAGCGAGCTGATGCTGGCCACGGGCGACACCTCGAGCAGGATGGGGTCGTCCCACGTGGGGAAGGCGTCCAGCGTCTGCGCCCAGGTCTGGGTGATGAGCCGGCGGCCGGTGTACTGCTCGGCCTTGCCACGCGCGGCGGCGATGTAGATGCCCAGCAGCGTGTCATCGTCGGTGCCGTCAATGCGGCACTGCGCGCGCGCCTCGGCCAGCGTGATGGGCTCAGCGGCGGGGGCGGAGGTAAGGGTCAGGCCCATGGTTTTCGATCTTCACCGGCAAGGGGCTGGGAATCAGGTCGCTGACCCGTCATCTGCCTGGGTCGGTGCAATCCATCGATCACCGAGAGCAACCATCGCGGCCTGCGCTTGGTCGTGCGCGATTTGCGCAAGC